TTTTGCCCTAATAGTCTCACTACTTGCCCTTGGGCTACTATGGCGGTAATCATGCCGACGTGTCCCCACTCGCCACCGTTGTCGATTAGCCAGTCTCCGACCTTTAAGGCGTTCCTATCGGTAATTAGCTCGAACTCTGACCCTGCGTTATAGATTCGGCTGTAGTTCCAGCAATCCTTGGCTCCGCCTCCGCCTTGCTTGGTGGCTAAAAATCTGCCTACTACTCTTGACCAGAAATATGCGGGTAAATCCCAACATTGGTAGGGTTGTTCTTTGGGGAAGTTATCGACGTCAATCCTCTTGCCTAGAGTGGCGTTTCTAAATTCCTCTGGGGTTTTCCAAATTAAGTTCATTTATTCCTCGGTTTTCACTTCTTCAGGTGTTGCGTCCTGTGCGACGCTGATCTGCTCGGACTTTGTAGCTTCGCTATTAAAATCTTCGGCAGTATAGACTTTGTCTTCCATGTTTTTACTCCTGTTTACTTGGTGCTAGGGGCGGGAGTCGAACCCGCAAGCGTATGGCTCATGAGACCATCTAGCCACCGTGGCTGTCCCTAGTATGTGGTAGAGGTAGCGGGGTTCGAACCTGCGACCTACCGTGTATAAGACGGACGCTCTGACCGACTGAGCTATACCTCTAAACTTATTTTAGCATAAACAAAAAGTACCGCCTTGCGGACGGCACCTTTTCTCACCATACCTTATCACGTATCTCGGGTATGACTTTCGCTTCGCTAATACGCAAGTTATAGCTCGGCTACGTTCTTATTATAACATGTCCGATAGGGAACTACTGTAAAACTTGGCTACCTCTGTTAATCTTTACCATAAATGTCCGATAAACGTCCGATAGATATAACTTTTTTGCTTTACGTATTTAGCAAAATTCGCTTTCCAGCCTCTGTTAAATTGCTTCGTGGTTGCTTCATAAATATAACGCTATACATATAAAGATATAACATTATGTGTTTTTCTTCCCGAGAATAATCCCACCCCAATAGACCTTAGCGTTTAGTGGGTTGCCGTATTTATTACGCCATGTGCCTGAAATCGTCCATGTTAAGTTTAGGCATACGTCTATGGCAGAGTCTCCAGCTAGTCCTGAAACTGCCCCACCTAGTACCGTGATATTGCTTGGCATTTGGAAATCGTTATTATTTAGGTAGCCCCATGCGTTCGCTCCAAAGTCTATCATGCCCGTCTCTCGTGCTATGGTGACGAAGATTGAGTATTCGCTGTTAATCGGGATCTCATGCCAACCGTTATTCTCGGTTTTGATAGATTTCATAGTCTTTGGGTCAATGCTGTTTTTAAGGTCTTCAAGTAATCTATTGCCATTAGCGTAGGCGTTGCCTGATACTTCTAATTGTCCACGCTTTCCTGCCTCTTTAGCAATCTTTGGCACATCACCTATCGAAATCCTTCCGTCTTTACCTATATAGAACGCTGGATAGCCCATATCTACTAGTAGGGAAGTAATCACGCTTGCGAGCTTGTCTGTGGTTCTTAGCTCGATGTTAAACGAGTGCTGTTTGTCTAGCTGAATTGTGTAGTCATTGCATTTATAGGTGCTACTTGATGGGGTAGAGGTTGATGGGATTGGCTTCCATGCACTCCACTCTGTGCTATTTGTAGCCTTGGTGCGATATTCCACGCCCTTAGCTGGGTCTATTACGTTCTTAGCTACGCCCTCTACCTTTATAGGGTCGTATGTGCCGTTAATCCTTAGCTTTACATCGTCCTCGAAACCGTTTTTACGGGTCGCTTCTGCTACTATGGTCATTGACGTATAAACCATCACGTTAATAGACTTCTCTAGCTTCGTCCTAAAGTTCCTAGTGTCTATCGCCTCTACATATAACTTGTCTGCATTGCCGTTAATCGTGCCTAGGTCTATCTCTATATCTGCGTCCTTGTAATCTACTACTTTGTCCATTGTGCCATAGACCACTCGATAGGACTTAATTGTAGCGAACTTCTTCGGGGTGGCTTTGTCTTTCTGTGGGATTTTGACCTGCAGGGTAGATATTCCTGCTATTAGGGCTTTATCGCTTCCTGTAATGGCTACTGATTTGGTATTGGTGTCTTTGTAATCAAATGCGTTAAAGATTGGCTCTGCGTTTATAACCTTGTAGGTTCTGTCTGCTATTGCGTGGATGTTCTCGGGGGCGTTTGCTCCATGCACTACATAGCGTAGCGTCATCTGTGGGTCGTTCTTGCAGAGTTTTAATAGTTGGTCTCTCTCGGCTTGTGTTAATTCAAACACATAATTAGGGGTTAAGTTCTCTCTATATGCTAGTCTCGTGCTTCCGTTATCGCCTGCCAGTAGCTGACCGTTTTTGACAAACTCTAGCCAACCTATGGTCTTAGCACCTGTTGGGTTATTGTAGTTTACCCATGGATTTTGGTCGTCGTTAATGTCTCCACAGTTTGTAATTTGTACATACCTAGCAATTTGAGGTAAATCCCACCAGCCACTACCTCTAGCGTTTACGGCGTATGTAAAGATGGCTATTTCACCATTAGCTCCGAAAGAACAGTTGCCGTTTGCGTCATGATATAACGTATGTTGCCCACTGGCAATTCTTCCACCTCTCATGTAGCGACCTGTGTTGTAGCCGTTTCTGTGTACCTCGCTACCTGCTACCCATATAGCTGACTGTGTGCTTAAAACGGTGCTAGCGTGAGCCCAGTTTGCGTCGAACCACCAGTTAATTACTGTATAGTTGCCTGCTATGTCTTGCCTTGCTATATTCCAGCCGAAGGTAGTGGTGTAGCCACTTGCACTCATTTGAAAGCTTCCCGAACTTACTGACATTTATTCCTCCTTAATTTAATCCTACAAACGCCCAGCCACTATAATTATCGGTATCTATTGGCACTATCTTCATTGGTGGCATTTGAATTTGGGTACGTGCGTTTAGTTTTTCCACCTCTGTAATGTCTCGGTTAAGTGAAAAGACACGTTTCTTTTTACCTGAAACGGAACTATAACCAACAAACTCTATCGGGGTGATTTCTACATAGTCGCCATCGTAAACAGAGCTTCTGACCTGCATACCTCGTGCGTCCACGGATACCTGCGTATTGTAAATCTCGCCTGAGGCTTGTCTCCATGGTTGTTTGCTGTCTCCACCTGCTAGCATTAAGTCCGTGATACTGATTGAAGAATTGGCGTTGGCTTTAATCTCTACATCTATCCAGCTCATGGTTGGCGTAAATGTCAAAACTTGCTCGTCCCAGTTTAGCTCTACTTGCTCTTTTAAGAGTATTTCTTTACTGCCTAGGTCGTTCTTAATCGTAATAACACCACCACCTGTGGCTTTCTTAAATGCCTTGAAGCTAATTGTGTGGGGCTGTCCTGACGATACTGCTATGCGTTGGCTCATTTTATCGCCGTTTGAGAGGTTTAGCTGGTAGCCACTTAATGCACCTAGGGCTACTGAGTTTTGGCTGACGCTACTAGTAATGGTCGTGTGGTCTTTATCGTATGTCCACTCGCTAATTTTGCCACTATCATCTTTACCATAGCCTACTGAGTTCTTGATTAAGTTTCCACCACCTATGGTCTGTACCGTTTGCGTAATGTTGTGTATGTCTTGATGAAGCTGTGTGAATTGCGTTTGGTTATCTTTATCGGTAGCTTCTTGCTTACTGACTATTGCTGTAATTTCTTGCTGTTGCTTGTCTGTCTTTATCTCTGTGTTGTATAGAGTCTTTACAATTCCCCCTGCCGTTAAAAAGTTGGTCTCTATGAACTTAGGAACGTGGCATACTAGCGTCTCTTTTAATCCACCTGTAATGTCTAGCTTAATTTCGTTGATAAAGAGGTTGTAGCTTTGCCCACCTACTTCACACTTAATCACATCACCTACTTCATAAATACCATGCCCCTCGGTGCTTACCTCTATTTCGCTCATCTTGATGTTTTTGGGTTTCACTAGGGAATTAAAGAGTGGAGTAATTAGCTCCTGCCTATCGTCGTCTAGGATTTCATTGTTGGTGATTTTAATGGTTTCTGAGCCGTTTGGTCTAAATCTCTCATATTGAAGAGGGTGTTTTAGCTTATGTAGTGAGCAGGTGAACTCTTTCGGGGCTTCGCTTGCACTTGCCCACGCTGTAATGTTTTTAGTTTCGACGTAAAAGCGGTATTTGTATTTAGTCTTGTCCACCTGAAAGAATTGGCTCTCGCTCATGTAGTAGGTCTTATTTGCCTCTTTATCATAAATGCTCAAGGCACAAGCAACAAGGTTTCTATCGCTGGCGTTGCGGAAAAAATACCACGCTCCGTCTTCGAGCAATTCGCCCATTTTATTGGTGTTGTTATCTTGTAATAATGTCCACGAGGTTTTAGGTTTACCAGTGATGACCATTCGTCTCGTCTGTTCGTTCTTTGTGAGTTTAATGCCTTGCTGGGAGACAGCTATCCACGGCTCTAGGTAGGTGTCTAGTGCCACCTCGGTATCTTCGCAATCAAATAAATCTTCGTATGTGCCTAGTAGCTTATTATTGACCTTGACTAGCCCTAGGTTGGTCGTGTAATCAACCGTTTTAGTTTTGTCTATGTTGCCAGCAAAATAATAGAAATTTTTGACAATCCACTCTACGTTTATGAGTCTTCCAGTTTGAAGTTTTTGGATACTAAAATCTTTGTCTCCACCTGCCAGCATACCAAAACGCAGAAAATTAGAAATATCAGGGGACGGGTTGTCCGTTATAAACGCATAGACCCCTTTAGGCAGTGATAGGTTTTGCCTGCCCACCATATAATTACACCAGTCCACGCCTTTTTCGGTCTTGCCCGTTAAATTAAATGACCCGTCTGGGTTAATAGTGGCGGTATAGCCATTTTGATTGACCGTTCCCTCGGTTGGGGCGTCGAGTAGGTTTGTGCCAGCTGGCTCTAGCTCTATTGCTTTGTCTTCAAGTAAAACATTATCGCCCTGTGGCTCTCGTCCTATTACTAGCTTAGTTGGTAGTCCCCAGTCTTCACCCACCTTAAATGAAAGCATATTACTAGTTTGTAGCTTCTCGGTAGGCTCTATAAAGCCCTTAAAGATTAGCTCCTTGCCTCTAATAACGGCAGTTGTGCCTGTGGCTTTGGCTATCTCGTCGATAATCTGACGGTAGTTCATGCCGTTAATCTTCTTATAGAGGTCTTCTTTAATCGTGTAGTTAATATTAGATAAGTTGTCTAGGTTCCCTACCGTTAATCCTAGTTTATTGGCTGTTTGTTCTATTAAGTTCTTAATCGTACATGGGAAGCTTAATAGGGAATTACTATAATCGGTCATTTGGGCTACTGCCATTAGGTCATAGCCTGTGATTTCTGTTGTGCCTTTCTCTACGCTTATAGAGACTTCTTTAATTACAAACTCGCCCTCGTTGCACCAGTCTATCTCGCCAGTTGCTGGGTCTTCCATGCCTAGTTCTAGCTTGAAGGTCTTGTCTTTTAGCGTGGTCTTCTCGCCTATTAAAACGGCTGTTAATTTCTTCGCAGCCGTGCCTAAAAATTCACCTATGGCGTTAATCTTGGAACTAATTAGGTCGTCTCCCGATTGGAAGATTAGACCATTCTCGGTAGTCTCGACTAGCCTTGCCCGCATGGACTTCACTGGGGCTTTCATGTTGGTCTTATAACGTTCTGGTATTACTAGCATATTAGCCTCGCTTACTTAGGGGAATTAAGTTAAAACTCACTTCATAGAAAAATTCACGCTGGCGTTCTTGGATCTTGGTGCTGTAGTCGCTGGCGTAGTATTTGGCGGTTATGTTCGTGTTCTTTAGCGGGTCGTAGTAATCCACCGTAAAAAATGGCTGGTTTAATAGGTTTCCTAGGGTAGCTAGCTCCGTGCGTGGTATGGCGTTTCGGGTCTTGCATTTTAGCTTGGGGAATATTCCGATAAGGGAAGCTCTCACCTCCCCCTCCATGTTGCGGTCTGCGTCTTTCCATAGCTTCGCCCACTCGATCTCGTATTCTACGAGCTTATCTATGGCGGTGCCGTTAATTCTTAATAGTTTCTGCGTTATTGCCATTATGTTTATCCTTTACACGATTATAGCATTGCGTCCGCTTAGCGAGGTGCGTCCGTTAATTCCGTCTATCACCTTATCTATGATGGTTTCTTCGCCTATCTTTACCGTTATGCTGGTTGGGGCGTCTCCGCCTCTTCTGCCTATTTTCTCGGCTAGGGTGTCCATCCAGCCTGTATTGCGATCTAGTGGCAGGACGGCTTCTTTTCCTGCTTCGCCGATCATGGCTATGGTGGTGCTTTGGGCTATGCCACCTGTAGCTAGCTTCGGAATTGGTCGGATATTAAAGCCCTTACCGCCTACTGCTGGCACCCAGTCTGGGATTTTAATCATATTCAATCCCCTAATGAAGCCGTTAATGGCGTCGATTATGAAGTTTAGCGGGGCTTTGGCTATGGCTCCGATGGCTCCGAATATTCCGCTAAATATCTGAGTGACGCCTTGCCATGCTCTTGACCAGTTTCCGCTAAATACTCCCATAACAAAATTGACTATGCCGTTAAGTATCCCGACTATGCCGTTAATAATCCCGCCTATTAGTCTTATTGCGGTGTCTATGCGTCCCGTAAAGAAGCTAATTAAACCTACTACTAGTGGCTTAAAGAAGTCCACCAAAAAGTTAATCAGAGGCATAAATGCCTTATTCCAGATGTCTAGGACTGAAGAGACTACGTTGCCTACGAAGTCAAAAATCGTGTCTAGCATTGGCTTCAAAGTGCTGTCCCACGTGTCTTTTAGTTGCCCCATAAACGGTTCCCAGATTGGGGCTATAATATCGTCCCATAGCTTCTTAAATAGCTTTACAATGCCGTCGAAAGCTTGGTAAATACCATCTGTAATTTTAGAGCCGTAGGTGTCCCACGTGCTTTTAGCCCCGCCCCATAGGTCTTCCCATGCTTTGGCTATTAGCTCGGCGGTTGGCTTTACGCCTTGGTCTAAAATTCCCGTCATTAGCCCGCCGATATTCTCGATAATCTGCGGTGCGTATGTGGCAAACGACACTAGCCAGTCTTCGAAAATTCCAACAAATAAACCTGTCAAGTTTCCAGTGCCAGCTGTCATCATCGGCTCTATCGCCTCTAAAATGCCACCTATGCTTTTATATACCCGTCCGCTTTGGTTTACTATCTCGTCTATGGTCTTAGCGAAGCCGTCGCTAATTTTCTGCCCGCTACGTCCCCATGCGTCCTGCACCTGTGATATAGCCGTAGTCCAGATACTTTTGAAGTGCTTGGCTAGTGGCTCGATTATAGACTCTACGCCGTTTCTAAAGCTTCTGAACGACTTTAGGCTTATAGCGTTCCCGATCCACTCGCCCGCTTTCTTAAATGCGTTGGTAATAGATTGGGCTACCTCTTCGGCTTTTTTCTTTATCTCGTCGAATTGCGATTTGAATTTCTTTAGGGCGTCGCCGTCTGGCTCTGGTATATCTAAACCACCGCCTGCACCTGCCCCGCCTGCGTCTCCACCGCCTGAGGCTTGCTGTGGCTCTGATAGGACGTTCATCTCGTCGAAGCTGGCTAGTTGCCCCTTTAGCTTCTTAGCCTCTTTATTAGCCTTTCCTAGGTTCTTAGCGGTAGTGCCTGCCCCGCCTGCCACGTTCTTCATGGCTTTGCCTGCTTGGTCGCTGTTCTGGGCTAGTTGCTTGCCTCCGCCTTTATTACCGAATAAACTGCCTAGGGCTTTAGCTACAAAACTCACCATTTGCCCGATCACATTCATGAAGCCTACTATGTAGGGTATTACTGCCTGTATAGCTGGAACTATATAGCCCGTAATAAAATTGGCTACGCTCATTAGTATCGGACCGAAAGCCATACCTAAATATGTGCCTAGGTTCGCAAAACTAGCCTTTAGTACCGCTAAGGCACCTTGCAGGGTCTCTACACCCTCTCGCTTGAAGTTCCCAGCGTACTGGGTCGTTTTCTCCATAAACATCTGGTAGGCTAGCCCGACCTTTTGGGCTTCGCTCATGGCGTTGTAGCTGGTAGTAATACCCTTGCTTAATGCGTATGCTTCGATGGTCGTGGCGTTCATCTTCACGCCGATGTTGTCCATTAGCATGAAATTGCCCTTGGCAGCAGCGGTGACGGCTGTCATGGCGGTTTCGGTAGTCTCACCCATTACTGAAGCCATATCGGCAGCACGCTCCATCCATGATGTAGTCATGGCTAGGCTTTGCCCTTGCGTTATGCCTGCACCCTGCATAATGGCACCAATTTTATTGGCACCTTGTAGGTATTCGTTAATAGACATACCGACGGAGGTGCTAGCTTCTTCGGCTTTCTTATTCAGGTATGAAGCGTAATCACCGAAAACGGCTTTGGCTCCGCCTATGTTCTGCTCGAAGCTTGCGAACTCTTTCGTACTGTCGCCTATAACCTTACCTACTGCCACTATCGCAGCGGTGATTGAGACGTACTTGCCGATTAGCCCTGATATTTCTTTACCGATATTGCTAGCTGTACTGCTTAGACCCCCTAGTGAGGTCTTAGCGTCGTTGGTCGCTTTTTTTAGCCCTGAAGCGTCTCCTGTAATCCTTACTCGTAGTTCGTCGCTTATTGGCATTTTTAATTCTCCGTGTCTTGTGCCTCTGCTTTGGCACTGATATATGCCTCTAAGGCTTCGTCTGTAGTCATTAGCCCACTGCTACTATTTGTATCTTGCTGGCTAAATGGCTTGTCTGGGTATTTCTTAGGGTCGTTCATAGCAAAACCTACGTATTTGCCTAGGGCGTGGTTTAGGGCGTCCTCGCCCTTTGTATAATCCTCTAGCCTCTCTACGTAGCCGTCTATACAGTGCGTGAATTGTCTTAGGGTTAATTCCCAGTATTCTGGTATTTTTAGCCCTATCTTGTAGGCTAGTTTTTCGTGGTCTGTCCAGAATTCTCGGAAGTTGCGGTAGCTTCTTCGGTCTTGGCTGTCGCTTTGGCTTCTGTCTGTTTCTTCTGCTGTGCTAAAAAACCTGCGTTTTGCAATGCCTCGAACACGTACCCTAGGGCTTTTTCGATACCCTCGTTGTCCACGATGTCGCTAGCTTCTTCTCGGGTTATACCGCCTGCCTCTAGTAAAAAGAGTAGTGGGCTAATCTTGATGATGTCTAGCCTTGGGTGGGTCATGTCGATTTCACCGAGGTCGGCTAAAACGCCTAGAAATGACTTGCCTCTTAAATCCTCTGCGTTGGCGATATTTATAGCTTTATAGCTTAGTTTCATGTGGTTTTCCTATGTAATGTTAATAATATCTTAGAGGGTGGGTCTCCCCACCCTTATTTTAGGCACCTTTTGCGTAGGTGATTTTACCTGTAATTCTTAGGGTAAACTTCATCGTGTCTAGTCCGTCGGTGGTCTTTTCACCGTATTTGATGGATTTAATAAACGCTTTGAAAGTCTGTTTTGCACCCTTAGGGGTTGCGACTTCCCATTCCCTCAGGGCTTTGCTCTCGAATAGCTGGGTTAATTCTAGGGTTTGGTCGCCTTTAAGAACGTTGCAGCTAATTTCGGTTTCACCGTAGTCGGTACCTGCTGGGATAAATTCTTTTGCCCCGTTTGGGCTATCTAGGGTAGTGACATCTTGTTCTTCGTGTTCACCGCCCATTTCGCCGATTGAAGTAATGCGTGCGATTAGTTTGTCTGATCCTGTCTGACCCTCTTTTTTAAGGGTTAAGGTTGATGCCATTGTGGAAGTTCCAGCCATGGTCTCTTCTCCTGATTTCATGTTGCCCTAATGGGCTATGGGGTTATGCTTTGATTATATCACGCTACTATCTTCGTAAATGTAGCGTTCATGTGGTAGATGGTCTTGTCTGGATTCGGTACGTCTAGACTATTTGTCATCCGCCAGTAGCTCTTTCTCATAACCTCTTCGGTCTTGGCTAGTATTTTGCTAGCTTCCGTGCTGGTGTTCGCCCATATATCGACTGAAACCGATACATCTTGGCTCGCCAGCTCCCCGCTTAAATCCATGCCTACGCTCATGTTTAATAGGTAGTAGGTTATTAAGGGCGGGGTTATTGCTGTGTTTTGGCTCTGCTGAAGCACCGAGTAGCCTGTCGTTCTAAGTATGTTATAAACTTCAAGTTTTACGTTCTTCATTTCATCGCCTCTGTTATTGTGCCGTTAAATAGCTCTTTAATTTTGTCCTTGTTCTCCTCTAGGGCTGGTCTCATGTATGGGTAGGCTGGGTGTCCTACCCAGTCCTCGCTAAACGTTAAGTCCGTATCTACTGGGGGGGTGTAGCTCTCTTGTCCTCTCGTTCCCGTTCCGTACTCTAGGTAGGGTGCATATTCGACGTTTGTATAGACTTCGCCTGTTATTCCCGTCCCCTCGGCTACTATTCGCTTAGATATGCTATTCATAAGGCGACCCGTGACAGAGTGTCCGTTGGCTACCTTTACTTTAGCCGACCTTTGGACTAGTAATAGGGCGGTTTGCATAGCCTTGGTGGCTAGCTTCTCCTCTACTGCGTTTAATCCGTCTAGTCTTCCCGTTATTCTAGCTAAGTCCTTAAAGTTTAGCTCTACTGTGTTCGCCATTGCTTTGCCCCTAGGGTCGTGTGGCTATCGTAGGGGTGGTATTCGACCACCTGATAAACTACGCCGTTCGCTCTTAATATGTCCGCTAGCTTAATCTTCGCCCCGTTCTCGCTACTTATCGTAATGATGGCGGTGGCGGTGGTGTTCTGTCCGAACTCCTCTATAGCTAGCTCACTACTAGGGTTAATATTACCTAGCAGGCTCGCTATGGGGGTTAAGGTTGGGGGTAGTAGCCCGCCCTCTTCATCTACCTGCTGTGTGGCTCTAAGTAGCTCTATTGGCTTATCATAGAAAGCTTTGGCTATAGCTTGCCTAGCGTTTGCGGGATATAACATGGACTCTCCTGTAGGGCTTTAGCACTGCCGTTAAACTGCCGAATAGTTCGTTGTCTGTAGCTGTAGCTAGGTATTGCTTAGCCGTGTCTTTGTAGCTAATGCTCTGCCCGTTATCGCTAAGGCTCGCTATTCCTGCCTCTACTGCCCCGCTAGTTTGTTCTTCGGTGGATTTGGTATAAACACCCATCACCGCTCTTGCGATCACTGGGTTAAATCTCTCGTTCCACTTCTTGAAGTCGTAATCTGTCGGGTAGTTAAGGTATAGTAAAGTCCTAAATAGCACCTCTGATACTACGTAGTTTAGCAGTTCGGTATTCTCGCCTGCCTTAGGGAATAGAACAAGGACGGCTTCCTTAATTTTCAATTTTACATCGTCCATTTCGGTTTCCGTCCTTTCGTTTAGCGTTCTTCGACAACTGCTTCTGCTTTCGGGGCTTCTGCCTTTTCAGCTACTTCAGCTTCAGGGGCTTTCTCTTCCTTGGCTGTATTCTTTTTAGTAGTCTTTGGGGCTTCTGCTACTGGAGCTTCGGCTACCTCGGCTTCTGCGATCACGTTGCCGTTAATATCGCAGAGTGCGTAGCGGTCTGAATATTCTAAGTAGGTATCTACTTGGTCTTCTGGAACCTCTAAAATCGTCTCTGCAATTAAATTCTTAAAATATGCCATTTTAATTTCCTCTTTGTGGCGAGGAATTGACCGCCCTCGCCTTGCGGTTCTTGTCTATCTACTAGGCTAAGGTTGCCTTGAAGATCAAGTCTTTAGACACGGCACCGAGTCCGTAGTCATAGAAGAGTTCAAGGGCGTAATCGTTAGATAGAGGGATTTTTTCTGCCTTGTACTGGCTTACTTTAAGTGGCTCAGCTAAAGCACCTTTGACCATGATGATGATGTCTGCGGTTTGGCGGACGTTTTCTGCGACTTCGACACCGTGGAAGAGGTTAATCTCACGGCTTCCGCTATCTACGGTTGGAACGGTGACCTTGTCGATGTAGTTGCGAAGCTTGCCGTAGGTCTTAGGGTTTAATGACATGTGGACATCTTCTTTATCGAGACCATCGACCCAGTCGTTCTTGACGGATATGATGGTTTGGATCAATTTTTCGGCAGCGTCTTCGACGGCGGTAATACCCGTTAATACGACGTTAGTACCTTTAGCTTCAGCTTCTGCGAAGAATTCACGGTCTAATTCGGCTACCATTTGTTTGCGGTGGTTGTCTGCACGCTTCTCAGCGAGTCCTTCGATACCGAAGAGGGCTAGGTCTGCACCAGAAACTTCTTCGATAATTTCTTTATGGCGGTCGAGGTTAATAGTGGTCTTTCCAGTGTTGCGGAGTGCTTCGCCTTTACCTGCACCACGTGCGGTGCCGTAGTTTTTAGAAACTGCGTTCTTGAAGCGGTTCACTTCAATGCTACCTGCGGTTGGATCGCCCGAGTAATCGGTATTTTTAAGTTTGCTTGATAAAGCTGTAGCATAAATTCCCTCGATAAGTTTGCCCGAGATTTCTGCTAATTTTGCTTTGGTGGTATCGTCGTTAGAGTCGTAAATGCTCTGTGCGTTGGTTCGTGCCATCTAATTATTCCTTGGTAAATTGTGGCTAGAAAGCTATAGTGTTTCCACTCTTGTACACGCCTTTTGAGAGGTTCGTGGTTTCGCTCTTCTTGGCTACTCCGCCCTTATCTTCTGGGGTTTTGCCTTTTAGCTTGTCCTCTACACCTGCCTCGATGGCTTTAGCATAGGCTTTTTCGAACTCTTCGATATTTTTCATAGTCTCTTCGGCGTCCGAGGTGACTAGGAATTTCGCCATGCTTGTGTCTATATGCTTCTCCGCTAATAGCTCTTTAGCGTTTGCGGTGTTTTCACGGAGTGCAAGTGCCTTTTCTTTGTCGGCTAGCTCTTTCTCTCGCTTCACACTCGCTTCTCTTACCCGTTCGTCTTCGGTCATCTTCGCTTGACGTTCCCATTCCGCTTTAGCGTCTGCTACTGCTTTAGCTATATCTGCTTCGGCTTTGCTTTTGCCCTCGCTTCGGTACTTGCCGATTAGCTGGTTGACTTCGTCTTGAGTAAAAGTCTTCTCGTGTTTTCCGTCCTTATTGCTATCGTTTTGAGTTTCGGTAGCGGGCGTAGTTGGCTGGTTGTTATTGTCCATTTAGCCTTTTTCCTTTCCGTTTTACCCCCGTCGGGTTTATAGGGTCATTATAGCATGGCGTTCATGCTTTTCATAAATTCCTCTTATTTTAGCCGTTTCGCTATCTCGGCGTTTAGTAGCTTGGCTATTTCGGTGTCTGGGTTTTCCCTCGAGTAGGCGAACATCTCGGCGAAGCTTTCGTGCCAGTTCTTAGTGCCGTAGCTACTTAAAGCCTGTATTCCCTTATCTCTATATATCTTCTCGCCCCCTGTGTTGGCTTGTAGAACCGACCTTACTATATCGCCTTGGACTGTCGAGCTGTTTCTAGCTTCTCTGTAGCCGTCTATTACGTTCTTCATGTTCTCGGCTACCTGCTGTGTGGTTATTTTTCTTCCATTGGTGCCATAGGCTCTTTTAATGCCTGCTAGTTGTCTGGCTGTAAAACCCTTGTCTCTCGCCTCTAAGTAATGCCCTAAAGCATGCCCGAACTCGTGGTGGGCTATGCCTTTAGCGGTTTTGGCTACAAAAAATCCATCTTCGTGGCTCTTTAATACTCGTGCCTTGTAGGCGGTTCCGCTCATCTTCACTTTCTGAAAGTTAATCCGCATGCTGTCTAGCCCGTATAACTCTACTAGCCTTTGATTCTTGGCTAAGGTATAGCCTTGGGCTTTATAGGTGTTTGGGGCTGATATGCTGATGTTTAGCTTGTTAGCGTTCTTATAAACCCCTAGGGTGTTAGTAGTCTCGCCAAAAGTTCCGCCGTTCCCGCTTATTCCTGTTATTGTGGTCTGGACTTGCGGGTATTCCGAGAAGTCTTGCGATAGGGCTTCTTGGTACTGTCTTCGTACGCTAGGCGTTATGTCTTCTTTGAAGCTCTTGGTGTAGCCTAGGGTAGTGTCTGGGGCTAGTGTGTCCTGTGGGCTTATCGGGTCTCGGTTAAATACAGGGTTTACGCCGTGCTTAATCTCTCCGCTATAAACGTATCTATCGCTTCCGCCTTTTTCGTAGCGGGCTATGCGTTCTCCGTCATAGCCTTTAATTTCACCTGCTAGGACTGGTATTGTGGTGCTTCGGCAGTGCGGGTGCATTGGCGGGTAGTTAATGCCCACCTTAGCCTCTGAAACCTTGAAAACCTTGCCCTCTAGGTGCTGGCATACTTCGCTGGTTCTGTCGTCTAGTACCGCTAGATACTGATACCTCTTTACGTCGTAATCTTCATAGCAGGCTAGCTCTGCTTGGTTGGCGTAGTAATCGGCTTCGGTTTGTATAATCCTATCGGCATTATATTTTGCGACATTCATCCTTTTGGCTAGCTCATTAGACATTTGGTCTATGGACTTGCCTAATTGAAACCCTGAGGCTAGTGTGGTGTTTAATTCGGTTAAAAGCTTCTCGTTGTTATTCCATATAGCGGAGCTAAAATCCATGCCGTCTGGGCGTATCGCCATAATCTGCTCTAGCCTATCGAACGGTATTTGCCCGAACCCTCCAGCTCGTGTGTACGCCTCGTTTAGGTCTCCTGCTAGGCTTCCGTACATGCTACCTACGCTTTTCGTATAGGCTTCGCTAGTTAATACGTACTCATCTACCATACCGCTTTTAGCTTTTAGCCAGATGTTTCGGTTTAGGGTGGTTAATCTGTCCGCCCTAAACTTGTAGTTGTCGGGAAGCATTTTGTATAGCCCACGCTTCTTGACCTCTTTTAAGAAGTCTCGCAGGTTGTCTGCTGTCTCTAGCTGACGTAAATAGGTAGGGTCTGCTATGCCCCGCTGGTAAATCTTCCGTAGTTCGGCTAGTAAATACTTATTATTCGTATCATAAATATTAGCTACTGTGTGCCTTACCTTGTCGTAGCTTTTTTCGTTTGTAGCGAAGCGTTTTAATTCTCGCTTCGTCCAGTACTCTCTGCTATTTAGAGTCATCTACCATCTCCCGTGTCGGGTAATCTATGCCGTTCTTATCTAATATGTCCTGTAAAACCCTTATATAGGCGTTGGCTAGCCTTATTCTTTCTTCAGCGTTCGTGATTAAACGACGGGCTTCGGTCAATTCGTCTCTCGCCGTGATGTACTCTTTTAATGCCTCGCTCTTTAGCTTTAGTGCGGTGTCTATATTGCTTTGGGCTATGTCGCTAGTATTCTTCTTGCGGGTGGCTAGGGCGGTTATAACCGTAGCGAACCCACCTCCGCCTATAATGCCGAGGATAATCTCTTGCCAGTTCATCTCGCTTGTCGTTCCTGTATTCTTTTGGCATCCCTTAAAATGCGGTTAAGGTCTTTTTGCCTATGATATAAAGCCCATATTATCACTAGCCCGCCTATAACATCGGACTGGATTAAATTTAGGTCTATGGTAGTAGCACTGAAGTTATTCGCAATCGACACGACCATGGTTATGGCTTGTAAAATCATCGCTCCGTATATCACTACTATGCTTTGCGGTATGCGGTTCTTTCGGCTCATGTAGTGCATACCTACGTAGATAAAGAACTGCCCGAAGCCCACGGCTCGCTCTAATCCGCCCATAAAGCTATCGGCGGTGCTGGTTAAGGCGGTAATAACCCCGCTTAGTGCCATTACTAGATAAAACAGTCTTATGGCTTTATTCTCGAAGTATCTTTGCTCCATTTAGACCTCCTCATTGCTAGGTTCGCCCTTTTCCTCGCCTATCTCTGGAACTGTCCCGAAATCGTTATATTTTAAGTCTTCGGCTTTGTCTGCCCTTGCGTCCTCTACTTCTTCGGCTGGGTTCTTGATAAAGCTTAGCTGTCCTACCAAGGTTTGGTCTGAGACTAGACCTGCGGTCTTGAGGTTGCCGATCATCTGCGAGGTCTCTAGGTCGTTCTTCGGCAAGGCTCGGTTAAATATTGCGTCCACCTCTGTGGCGATATTCATATTGTCTGGGGCGGTTATTTTGCTCTTGGTGCGTAGGTAGTTAAAGTAAAGCGTAAAGCGGTTTATAAGACCCTTTTCAAAATATGCCTCTTTATCTTTAGCATGATGTTCGAAATTAAATAGCTTGTAGCTTATTGCTACGCCTGATAGGTTGCCAGCAAACTCGCTGTCGCTCATGTTCGGGGTATAGCTAATCTTATGGATGTCGTTTTCGATACTTCGGCGTAATACTTCCGTATCCGTTTCGTTCACGGTCTTAATCAAATACTCAAGCTTGCCGTCTTCTGGCACGCCCGAGACCATGCGGTTCTCTTTTAAGTCTTTCACCTGCTCTTCGTCTAGGTCTAATCCGTAGGCTACTAGTATAGCGTCCACTAGGGTCTTGCGGTCGTTAATGCGGTCGGACTGCAATATGTTGTAGGCGTCTATTAAGTTAATAACGTTCTCGAAGTCGCCTATGCGGTGCTTATTGTTTACGTATTCTATAAGTGGAACGCCACCGAAAGCGTGCGGGGCTTCATAGACTAGGTCTAGGGTGTCGCCCTTACTCTTTATCGTGTACTCATGCACCATGGTGTCATCTACTACCGTTAATTCGTAGTAGGTCGGGGTAGTGTCGCCGTTTTCGTAAACTGCCCTATAGATCACACCATATAGTGGCTTGTGCTGGACTGTCGTATCGACTACTAGTACCGTGTTGCATGGGTCGCTCACTACGCTCTGTGGCTGTGCGTTTTCGTCGTTATAGATGTATTCGTAGCCTATGCCGTAAATACTGATGTCTTTGGCTAGGTCTGTGTCTAGTGTGTCTATAGTCTCGGCTTTATATGCGTCTAATACTGGGGCTATAACGTCCTCTAGTCCTTTGGTTGGCTGGTATTGGACTGGGTTGCCTAGTAAATACGCCACGTTAATGTCGGTGATGAAACTAGCGTGGTTTACTAGCACGGTGGCTTTGCCTGCCTGCGTAGGTCTAGTTTCCGTAATGTCGTTTAATCCTTGGTAATAGTCTAGCTTCTTCTTTAGTGCTGTGGCTCGCTTGTCGCCCCAGTCTATGATGTCTTGGATTATGGCTGGGGTTAATTCCGTCCCCCGTCTTAGTTGATATTTATTGTTCATCTACTCGCTCCAGTACCTTTTCTCGGCACTACTTCTGCCTAATATCGCCCCCTTATTGGCTATCTTTACTTTAAGTTTACCACAGACGTTTTCGTAAATAGAGGCTAATACGTCGGGGGCGTCATCGTGGGCGTTCTTACCCTTTCGCTGATACTTTAGGACTTGGCTTGCGAACTCTTGATATTTCCGTCTCCAGTTTAATGGCATATAGACATGCTCTTCCACCCAGCCACTGCTGGTTAAAATTCGGCTCTCCTTGTTCTTGGTCTGGGCTACTGGGCTAATCTTGGTCATATTCCAGCCTCGGTCTTTTAGCTTGGCTCTCACGTTCCTTGCGAAGCCTCGCCCGCCGTTATTGCTTTCTATTATCGCCTTGGTGACGTTTCCTCTCATATAGAGGTCTGCCACCATGTTCTCGGTCTCTTCCATTGGTTCCTGCGTAAATACTAGGTCTGTAATATAGGCTTCATTATCATGGATTATATAGTTCACGCTACATAAGTAATCGCTACCTGTGTCCGCCGTATCTGTGTAATTATGCACCTGTCCGTCTTCTGGGGTTGGCAGGGTCTCCCATTCGGTGAAGCTCGTGTATAGCCTGCCCTTTACGTCTATCGGCGTTTGGTTAAAGTTCGCCTCTACGATGTCTGGGTTCATTTCCTTGGTTTTACGCTTAAAATCCTCGAAGCTTAGAACCTTAGAACATAGCATTTGCTTTTTGGCCTCGTCTAGCACCGCCTTACGCTTAAATAGCACTATGTCTTCAGGGTAGGCTTGTAGTAGTCTTCCCGCTAAATCCCCCTCTGCCCAGCGTGTCATAATGATGACCGTCTTTCCGCCGTGTTCTAGGCGTTGCTGAGCGGTGTTATTAAACCATAGCCAGTGCTTCTCTAGGACTGACTCATTATAGGCTTCTTCGGCGGACTTAATAATATCATCTACTAGTAATAGCTTAGCTCCGAAGCCCGTGGCGGTTCCTGTAGGGCTGGTGGCTATGTAGTTTGGTACCTTGCTGGCGGTAGTCTGCCATAGGTTCACGCCTGCGTTTCCTCGCTCTAATACCGTGCTTGGGAATATATCGTTATAGACGATCTCCTCGCCTACCTTGGCTGTGCCTATGGTGTCTCGCACCTTTCGGCTAAATGTCGAGCTTAGGATTTCATTATAACTAGCGGTCATAATCGGAAGCGTCGGGTCTTGTCCTAGTACCCACTCGGTGAAGTTCTCGGCGGTGAAGCTCTTGCCGTGCCTTGGGGGTAAACAGATAATCAGAATATGGCGAGTACTCTCCTCATAGAACCATTGCAGGGTGTCGCAGAGTTCTTTTAGATAGGCAAAATCTTCTTGGTAAAAATTCGGGTATAAGAGCTGGCAATAGCTCCAGAACTCTCGCCTAGCTATTACTATCTGTATGTGCTTATAATCTAAATTCATGGTTCCACTACAAAAACCGAACAAATTCGTGATTTTCTTTGCAAAATGCGGGTTTTTGCTTGCATTTTTCCGTTTCTGTTCGGTTTTTTCATTACTTTTGTTGGTCTTTTTTGGCTAGTAGCTTCCTTAATTCTTCCGTAGTTAATCCCTCGTATGGGTCGGATACTTCGACTACCTGCTTTATGACCTGCTTTGGTCTGCCCTCTACCCTGTCTGCTATGGCCTCTCTAACCCTTAGGCGGGCGTCGCTAGTTATCGCTTTTCTAGCGTCTGTGTATTGGTCTAGGGCTAGCTGGCAGAACCCCGATCGTTTCTCTGGCGGGTTCTCCACTTGCCAAGCTAATCTATCCTCGTGGCTCATGGTTCCGAACTTATTTAGCCAGTAGCTATAGCTGTTATTCTTGTCCCAGCGTCCGTTTGCCCTATCTTGTGGACGGTCTTTGAAACTGGTGACAGGTTTATTGCCTACTGCGAACCTGCCGTCTTTGGTTCTACCCTCTAGCTTATTTTCCGCTGACTTTGTTGCGGGAGTTTCTGTCATTGTTCTAGTTCCTCCTCCTCTAAATTACCTATGGCTACTTCTCCAAATTCTGGTGCTATTGTTTTCTGGCCTCCTTTATAAAACACCAAAACATTATCATGCACTTGGGGTAGCTGTCTGCTCTCTGGAATATCCTCTGGTATTAGTCTAGGCTCGCCCTTATAATAGACCATTACTTCTTGATGTACCCTAGCAACTTTTCTGTTCTTCATGTAGTTGCCTGCTCTCATGCTGGCGGTGCCTATGACGTTTACTAGTATAATCTCGTTATAAAGCTTTAGACCGTTGCGTTCCATTATCTTGGTTATATCTCCGCAGATGTCATAATAGGCTCCGTCTTTACCTCTTACGTTGCTCATCACTACTACTGCGAACCTATTATCTTTTAGTAGTTTGGCTCCTGCGGTAAATGCGTTGTCTAAAATCTTTCTAAATTCCTCGTAGCTCTCTTGGTTGCTAGCGTCTAGTGGGTCGTCGCTGTAATGCTCTAGGTCGTAATATGGCGGGCAGCTAAACATTAGGTCTTGGCTGGCAGGTTGTAGGTGTTTAGCTATGTTTTGTCCGTCGTCCTCTATACACTGGGTGCGGGTCATTTTCTTTTCGGCTATTTTCTTTTTGTTTACCTCTACCTGCTCTTTTCTAAGTTCTGTGCCTGTAAAATAGTTGCCTAGGTAGTCGGCTACAAATGCCTTGACCGTATCGCCCATAAATGGGTCGAATACTCGGTGGGGTTCTCCGTCGTTGGGGATAAACCATGAAAAAAGCACCTCGGCTAAAGTCATATCGAAAATACTTACCGTGTTTATACTGTCGCCTATGATGTTGCCTGACTTGAAGAGTGTTTCTTCTCGACTTTCGCCTGCTTTAGCGTCTCCATAAATCTTATGCCATGCCCTTAGGCGGTCTTGCCAGTAGCCTTGACGGGTATCTAGTACACTCATCGGTGGCACTAGAAACTTCTCGCTTAATAACTCGTGGGCTTCGTCTTCTTCTTTATCTTCTGCCTGCCCTGCTGGTAATAGGTCGTAGTCGTCTAATATCTCTTCATCGAACTCATTGGCGAGGGCGTCTTGGTCGTAATCACCGAAATCTGCGTTATCGGCTAAAATTCGCCTTATTATTAGCTCTTTACGTTTGGCTGGCTCTACTTTTTCTAGGTCATCCATAACTTCGCAGGGGACTTCTTTGTAACCTAGGGCTTTTAAGGCTTTAAGTCTCATGTTTCCCCCTACTACTACATAATACCCCCCCCCTAGTAGGGTGTGGGGCTACTAGTAATCCTCTTAGCTCTAGCATGGCTGGGTCGGTCTGGAGCGACTTTTTTAATCTCTCCATGTTTTCTTTGGTTATGGTGCGAGGGTTGGCTGGGACTCCGTCTATCTGGCCTTTATTTTCCTCTAGTAAATCTATAGGCAGGGTCTTTTTCATTTCTTCTTGCCTTTCCTATTGTTGATAGAAACTCTCACGCCTGCGGTAATTACTACTGCTAGGATTATCATTATTCCTACTACAAGCATTAGTAAAAAGCCTATCAAAACTAGCTGTCCTAATATCGTTAAGATGTCCCATAGTTGCGATATAATCATCACTTCTCCCATTCTATATTTCTCCCGTATTTCTTAAAGTCTTGGTATTCCTTTTCTTCTCGTCTTAATTTCACCCTCTTTCTTCTTTTCTCTTCTCTAAAATCTCGCTCCGTTGGTCTATATTTCTTTTCACCTTTTCTGTGTAGTTTGCCGTAGGTTCTCATTTTATGGCTCCGCACTTACCGCAAGTCAAACCTTTGCCGTCTTTTCGGGCTAGGGTATGGGTCATACAGTTGCAATCTTTACATAGGCTAATATCGTCTGAGGTAGGGTCTTTAAGTCTAAACTCCTCATATTCGTCCGTGGTATGGGTGCCGTTGTAGTACTCCATAGCTTCATCTATTCCCTCGTTTTCGCAGATTATGGCGGTCTTTAGGATGATCGTGGCTTCGTTCGCCATCCTCTTAAATGTTTCCTCTCGGACGTCTTCGTGGACTAGCTTAATGCCCGATTTAGTTTGGGCTAAAATCCCCTCTACTATCTGGGCTATAGTACTACGCTTCAGCATGGGTTCTTGCCTCTTTGTAAATCCTTAATCTGCCTAAGTGCCTAGTATTGTCTTTCGGCTTAAAGCCTGCACGTTTTACCGCTTCGGCTATGGTGCCGAGATTTATTCCGCTCTCGGCTATTTCTATCTGTATAAAGCCGTTCCCTTTGGTGGCATAAAATGTGGCTATACCTTTGCCGTGCGTCAATTTTAGGAATATTGCCCCGTGGATGTCTCTATCTGGTAAAGCTCTTATATTGCCATAGCCGTTCCATGCTAGCTCTTTTACTAGCCAATACTTTAGGGCTGGGGTTATTTCGCCTAGGGTTATAGTCTTTAGGCTTCGGGCGAGAGAAACATTGATGGCGTTCGAGACTGCCACCCTTAATTCCTCGAATGTTATGTTTTTATTCGGTGCTAAATCCATAATGTTAATCCTTTAATTATTCCGATTATACAACTTTCGGCTTCTTAAAGATATAGCACCAAAAATCCCCCATTTCTGGGGGTTTTGGTTAAGGGGTATCACTTAATTATCTACGTTTTTAATTATACACTAGGCTCTTTATAAATGCCAGTAGTGGTTTGGGCTTAGGATGTAATAGATTATTAGTGGGAACCCGAAGCAGAAGTAGCCCATAGTACATACTGCTAATAGTATGCTATGCCCTTTCTGCTGTCTCGTATAAACGATGTTTCCCGTATTGTTTAAGTCCATGCTAGTTTTCATTTTTAATCTCCTTTATTGTTTCATGAATAATCTCTACTATTTTTTTCGTCATTTCGTATTCGCATATTTTCATCCTGTAATACTTGTTAATTCTTATTACCTGATAAATCGTAAATACTATGTTAATTATTACTGCTATTAAGCTTAATGCTAGTAATAAATTCGTCAATACCTCTATCATCTAATGGGTCTCCTTTCTCCTCGTATTCGTAGGCTAATGTATATGGGCTAAATTCTGGAATTTTTAGCCAGTCTGCGTATGGGTTGTTAAATAAAATCTCTGGCTTTCTCTTCTCATATAGCGAGTATGGGACTATCGCTATAATTCCACTATCTACGCTTATTCTGCTACTGTCTCCTTTTAGTGTTGTTGCGTAATAGTCTCCGTCCCCCGCATAAGTTGAAATGATACCGTGGCGAAAATCTGCTAGGCTTAGGTTATCCCTTTCTTCTTCGGTGGCGTTGTCAAATAGGTATCTTGCTAAAGCGTCCTTAAAAGCCTCTATCCAGCTTCCCTCAAACTCCTCGTCTGCGGTGTCTGTGCCTTTGTCGCAGAGGCTTTGCCATGTTTCTTTGTCTAATATGTAGCAGGGGTCTGCTATTAGAAATTTTGGTGTATTCATTTTTCTCTCCTTATGCTAATGCTCTCATGGCGTAGGTAAATGTTGTTATGCTCGGCTTCTTGCCGTATTTTCGGGCTATTTCCCGCTCCTTTAGGTTAATCTCTCTAATTATAGGCTCTGCTACCATCTGGGCGGTCTCTTTGGCAATCCTGCCAGCGTTGTATTCTTTGGCTATATAGGCTAGCTTCTCGCCAGCCTTTCTGCCGTTATACCCTGCCCGTGCCATTTCGTTTAGTAGGCTTTGTGCTGATGGTGTCATGTCCCCCCTTAGTCCATCATGCAGTAGCTTCTAATTGCTACGCCGTTATTTATTAAAATGTTAATAGCTTGGTGGTAGGTAGTGCTTTCGCTAAAGTCTTTTTGTAAAGCTTCCCATGCTTTCTTGCTTGAGCGTTTAGTGGTGTTATAAAAAGCAGGTAGGTTAAAGCTGTCTTGTTTGTCTTCCCCTGAAAATTCTTTGGTTTCTGGGTTGTAGCTTACGCTTACGTTATTGTTTTCTAGTTTGCCCATGTTTTATTCCTTTGTTTAATTGTTTATAGTCTTATTATATACCACTTGGTTAAATATGTAAAGAGTATTTTTGGGGATTTTTTGGAACACTTGTGGAAAACTTATAAAAAATACGCCTTTTTAGGGGCGTATCTCTGTTTTTATTGCTTATGCCTTACGACAAAATTTATGATCTTTTCTTTATCATCTACCCAGTAGGTATCGGTAATCTTTACTGTTCCCGCAGGATTTTGCTTTTTAATTTCGTTATAGGCTATATGCATGCACTTTAGCTCTTTTAGGAACCTGTCGAATGCTTCGGCTGGTATTTCTAGAATACCCTCTAAGGTATCTATCTTATACTTTTTTGGCTTTTCGGTTTTTTCCATTTTCAATCCATTCTAGGTGCTTTATCGCCCCCATCTCGAGAGCCCCTTTATATTTATCGTAAAATCTCTGGCTGTCGTACTCGGCGTTAATATACCTGTAAACGTAAATCCTTACGCCGTTTCTTGCTAAAATCTTAATCCCGCCAAACTTTACCATCCAGCCGTTTTCGACCTTGGTGGTGCGTTTTAGCTTATCTAAGATAAACAAACGCAGGTATTTCTCGTTTACGTCTTGCGTCGAGTAAACAATAGCGATGTCGCTACTTCTGTATAACTTGACCTTAGTCCTCGGAACGTTCATCCTCGTCTTCGTCCTCCTCGTCTTCATCGTCTTCGTCATCATCTTCATCTTCTGACAAGTCGATTCCGAGCTCGTCGTTAATTAAAGTAATAAACGTAGTGGATGTTTTTACTGCAGCGAAAATTTTATCTGAGGCTTCAGTTAAAGTCTTCATAATGTTCTCTACCATCGACAGGTATACTGCATTATAATTCTCGCCTATAATCTGAATAATCTCCTCGACCTCTTCTTTGGTCATGGTCTTTTTAAGTTTCACGCCACTTAGGTTTTCTTTTACGTTCTTTTCTGCCATGGCTTCTTTTACTTTGCTCGTGATTTCTTTAAGAAATTCCTTTTCTTCTTTATCAACTTTCATTTTCGTTCCGATTATAAATTCCATGTTATTTTTCCTTTAGTTATCTTTTTTAATCCAGTCCCCTAGTTCCTCATCGCAGACTACTATTCCATCTTCGTCTGTGTATGGCTTACTTTTTTTTACCGTCCTATAGACTCCGCAGTACTTGCAAGCCTCGACCGTCTGGTCGTCATCTACCCAGTCGCATTTAATCGGGTCTGCATAGCCGAAATCGTACGTGTCATAGTAGGTCTCGGCATGTGTGCATTCTAGCTCGCCGTCTAGATTATTGGTAAATGTTGCGGTTTCCTCTACCGCCTTTACGCTTATTCTTATAGTATGCCCTCCGTTATGTTTAATGTTTTCCTCGCTTATTAGCTCCTCATCAGGCTCGTAATCTATTGCCTCGGGTGTGCTTTTTTAGCTACTCTTATTATATACCATTTGACCGTTTTGTGCAATGCTTTTTCTAAAATTCTTGCTCAAGGCCGTATTTCTCTATTCTGTAAATTGAGGGCGGATAAAATTCGCTCTCGCCTTTCTCTCGGTGTAGCCATAGACATCTCTTTAGTTGGTTGCGGTTTAGGTAATATTCCCGCCCCTCTGTCCCCTCTTGGTAGTGGGCGGTAGCTTCTCGCCATGCCTCTCGCCCCTTTAAGTCTTCCCGTGCGATCATTTTGTCTTCGTTTAGATCGAGTAATACTACTGAGGTGGGAAGCTTGGCGAAATTCTTTAGTCTCTTTTGCTCTTCGTCCCTGAATTGCTGGAATACGATCCTATTTAGTGGCACCTTTACGTGCATTTCTGGGATTATTACGTCCCCGTTAAATAGTGGGGGTTTGTCGGCGATGGCTTTTAAGGTCTCGTAGCTAATCCTGTGTTCGTTCGGGTCGCCCATAATTCTAATGACCCCGTATTTTACTTTTTTGTACGTCGCCTCTTCGGTCTCCCATTCCTCTAGTACTAGGTTGCCGTCTTGGTCTTTCTTAGCGGTTTTGGCTGGTGCTTGCTCTTTTCCCATGTTTCTTTCCTCTCTTTAAGTTATTGCCCGATTTTAGCCTCGGGCGGGGCTTTTAATCGCAGTTGCTTACGGTGTATTCGCTACGCCACCATTCGTATTGAGTTATCGCCTTTTCACGGGTCTGGTAGTGGTGATAATGCTTTATAATCTTGCCGTCTGGTTCTCGGGTTTCCAAGATTACCGTGTCTCCTCGCAGGACTATTTTTGGTTCGCATTCAATCGTGCCTGTGCCAAGCTCCTCTAAGTCTTTTGTCGTTATTCTCGTTTTGTCTGCTAGGTTCTTTAGTTGTTCTTTGGTGTTGCCCATGTTTTATTCCTTTGTTTAATTGTTTATAGTCTTATTATATACCACTTGGTTAAATATGTAAAGAGTATTTTTGGGGATTTTTTATAATTTCTTAGTTTTTCTTAATTCCGTGTAAATCCATGGATTTAGCCGTGTTCTTAGCTTTTGGCGTTAATCCCCTACTTAAAATGGTACGTTAAACTCGTTTTCAGCCCCCTCAGAGCCGTTTTGTGGCTTTCCTGCTATCATTATGCCTCTTTGGTTGTACAAGCGTCTTAAATCGGCTTCTAGGCGGTCATAGTGTTTTCTAAGTTTAGCCCCGCTTCTAATATTCATGCCCCAAAAGTCGCTGTAGTCTTGTGCGTAGGTTATAGCTCCTCTTAATTGGTTCCAGCTTCTGCCGTCTATTCTGTGGGCTTTTTCTATGTCCTTAGCCCAGTTCTTCTGATAATTCTTATCGATCTTAGCAGTAGGTTGGTTCTTTAGTATCTTCTCCTTTAATAGGTCTGCTAGCTCTAAAGCTTCTTGCGGTAGTGGCTCCTGCATAGCAGGTGCTACATAAGAATTATTTCTTTCTACTATACTTTCTTCTTCTCTTTTTTCTAATCTTTTATCTATATCTACATTTTTTCGTAGGTCTGATGTACATTTTTTCGTAGGTCTGATGTACGTTTTTTCGTAGGTCTGATGTACATTTTTTCGTAGGTCTGATGTACATTTTTTCGTAGGTCTGATGTACGTTTTTTCGTAGGTCTGATGTACGTTTTTTCGTAGGTCTGATGTACCGTCGTCGGGGTTTCCGTCAAAGGTGTCGTAAATAGCTATATAAACTTTACCTCGCCCTGTGTTCTCTATACATTTAATAAAACCAAATTTTTCGAGTTTTCGTTTTGCGTCTGCAACTACTCGTTCGGTTTTACCGAGTATTTCTGCACAATTAGCGGAACTTTCAAAATACCTACTAAAACTACAAATCCTTGCGTACACTATTTTTTCTGAGTCCGTTAATTCCTTGTGGCTCAATATGTCTGATCTTAGAATTAAGAATTTATCTTGCGGATAATTTTCTTGCGGTTCTTCTCTGGTCGGCATTTCTACTCCTTTTAGCTTGTTATTTATCAAGGGTAGATATAAAGAAAAATACCCCTTTCGAGGTATCTTTAGCGGTCTGAAATATCCTACATTTCAACTTTATTATACCTCGCTTCTTAGCGGGGGTCAATATGGTGTAGGATTTCCAGTCCGCCCGCTAGCTTTATTATAGCCCAAATTAAAAATAAAAGCATGGCTATTTCTGTGTTTATTTTTTCGTGCTTTTGGTATATAATATATATATAGTAAATTAAACAGGGAATATATAAAACATGGGAACAGAAACAGAGCAAAATGCTGTTGTTGGCGTGGTGCCAGCTAATAAAAAATCAGTTCATTTTTACGATCAGGTCTTGCCTTACACTGTGGGGCTTTTCCCCTCTGATATTAAGGTTAAACGGGAGAAGCTTCTCGGTAATATTCATCGGTCTATTCTAGGGCTTACCAAGAACGGCGAGCTCCGCCCTGTCGAGGACTTGGCTTTGTTTATGGCTATGGCTCAACAGTATCATCTTAATCCTTTCAAAAAAGAAATCTATGCCACCTATATCTGGGATAAATCTAGGCAGAAAGAAGAGCTTGTACCTATCGTCTCTATTCATGGTTTAAGGGCTTTGTGCCGTCGCTCTACCAATCCTACCTATACTCACACGGGCGGGTGCCAGTTCGAGTTTGATGAAGATAAAAACCTCGTCTCTGCTACGGTCGAGGTGTTCGGTAGGTTCGGAAATTCCGCACCGCAGTCTATTAGTAGCTATACGGCGTATTTCGATGAGTTCGCTAAACGTAATAAAGACGGCGATCTAAATGCTATGTGGTCTCGTATGCCTCGGGTTATGCTGGCTAAATGTGCTGAGGCTAATGCTCTTCGTATGGGCTTTAATCTTGGAGCCCTTTATATTGAGGAAGAAGTAGGCTATAATGGTAATAACAACGTAAACGAGGACATGGGCGATGATCGTGAATAGATTTAGCTATTCGGCTTTGATGACTTTTTTAAGAAATCAAACCGACTTTCAGAAAAAATATATTGCTGGGGTTTGGGACGACCCTAAAACTCCCGCTCTAGTAATTGGTCATGCGTTTCATACCGCTCTCGAGACCAAGTTTAAGGGCGGAAGCTTGGACGAGGCGGTTAATGCTGGCTTAAAAGAAATCGAGACTACTTCCGATTATGAAATAGATTATGGTAAAACTGGTAGCCGTCAAAAGATGATTGACACCTTTACGCAACTTTTTACGTCTTACTTTAATGAATGCCCTAGCTTCTCGGATATTGTCGATGTCGAGGTTTCTATTGAGCGTAAAATTGCTGGCGTGCCGTTTAAGGGGATTATTGACCTTGTTTATCGTGAAAACGGCGTGCTTTGGCTTCGGGATCATAAAACGGTGTCGTCTTATACTCCCGATGATGAAGAGAACTATAAATATCTTTTGCAGGGCTATTTCTATTTAGTTCTAGCCGAAGAAAACTATGGCGAGAAGGTCGGGGGTATTGTCTTCGATGAAATAAAGAAATCTATAAATCGTGATGGCTCTCCTCAATCTCATCAGGTTATTTACCCTCGGGACGCTCTGCTAGGCTTTAAGGACGTGGCGGAGAAAATCTTGACTCGGGCGTTTGATTACGTTAATAGCCCGTCTGCTATCTTCTTTCCTAATCCGTCCGACCTTATAAACGGGCAGGAGTCTATGCGGGTAGTTTCTAACCTCGAGGAGGGGTTCGATAAGGCTCGTGTTAAGTCCACCCGTGTATCGGCACCTAAATTCGCACCTGTTAATATCACGGCTGATATCAGTAGCGACGATGGAACGGACGAGGAAAAAGTTATGCGGAAGCTTGCCGAGTTCGGCGTTGGTGGGGTGCTGGGCGAGACGGTAGAGGGGTACCAAATCAAGCTTATTAAATTCAAGCCTAATCGTGGCGTGTCTATGGCTAAAGTCTCGGGGCTGGCTAATGATATTGCTTTGGAGCTTGGGGCGACTTCCGTGCGTATTCAGGCACCTATTCGTGGTACCAACTTGGTCGGTATCGAAATTCCTACTAAAACTCGTAAAGTTGCCGAGTGGCGGGACGAGTACTATGGGGCTTCTGGCACCCTAGAAATTCCGCTTGGCTTTAATGTTTCGGGCGAGCTCGTGCGATACGATCTTCGCTCTATGCCTCATCTTCTCGTAGCTGGTCAAACTGGCTCGGGTAAATCCGTGGTGCTTAATGTCGCTATTTCTTCAATTCTTCATCAGATGCCGAACCTCGACCTATATCTAATCGACCCTAAAGAGGTGGAGTTTGCGGACTATGCGGGGCGGGCTAAAAAGCTCGCTACTAGCCTTGAAGAGTCCGAGGAACTTATCGACGGACTGGTCGAAGAGATGGACTTGCGTTATAAAGAGCTTCGTAAATCTGGCTGTAAAAAGATTGAAGAATATAACCTTAAGAACAATAACAAAATGCACTACGCCGTGCTTGTGTGCGACGAGTTCGCCGACCTTATGCTTTCGGGTGGTCAAAAAAAGAGAAAAGTCTTAGACGAGGATGGAGCGATCGAGCTTCCGTCTATCGAGCAACAGATCATCAGGCTAGCCCAGAAGGGGCGGGCTT